CCATTGTCTTATTACCCTACGCCGAGACATGGCAGGTATTGATGCCCAGGTATCCCTTTCGGCAAGCTGGATTGGTTTGGAAACAAATTGCCACTTTTTACCTATACTTTCCACCACCCATCTACCACCCTGTCTATCGGTAACTACCCAGTAACCCTCTACCTGGGGGTGAATTTCCCAAGTATCAATATCAAGGAATTTAGCCAACTCGTCAGCAGTGTAGGTTTTCTGCGTTGGAACTAACTTCTCACCAACTTTTCGTTTGGTTACATAACCTGGTATCCCCTCCAACTCATCAGCCAGGTCATCCACCCACCTGGTAAAATCATCAGCCATACCTTCTGACAGAGCCTTAGTCCTATAAATGCTCCATAGCTCATCCTGCAAAGCCTTCAACTCCATCAGGTGTGGCTCCATAACACTGGCTGCCTCTGGACTCATCCTCATATCACGCAGGATGTAGTCATATACCTCACCAATGGCTTCATCAGTCCAGCCTAACTCAGCACCAGTTTTACCTACCTGCTGTGCCATACGGTCAGCTTGGGCTTTAATGCCTATAATGAACTCATCCTTGGGTTTGAGGGTCATGGTTTCTATCCTCAACACGGAGCTGGGTGTTTGGGCAGGATTGCTGTTGAATATATTGGCAAGGTCAAACTTGGTTAGCTTCCTGCTGGAGGCATCTATTAGAGGAGGTTCAGGGCCAGAAATGCCTAGGGCTTTGGAGGTAAGGTTCTCCTGAGTAATAGCATTATACCTGAACGCAGCTTGGTCTAACCTTCTCTGGTTATGGGCTGTGGTCTGCATAGCTCGGAAATCCTGCCAGAACTGGGCTACTGCTTCTCTGCCTTTTGGTTTGGTAGCTATCATATCCAGTTCAGCCTGGCGTTGCTTTGCCCACCACTTGGTAAGGAAGCGTTGCTCATCTGCCCAGGTGGTAAATAGCTTGGAAACAGAAGCCTGCTCAGCTTTGGTAAGATGCTTCCCTAAATCCTTTTGTAGTTTTTTGGTCAGCTTATCAAACTGTTTCAAGGCGTCATCACCATAATCAGCCAAGCCGTCATAAACCTCTTTAATATATTTACCTCTCCATTCACTCCAGTCTGACCATTTCATTCTCTGCTGCATTAGGGTTTCCATTTCATTCATGGCCCTGATAACATCATCAGTGGACTCAATGTAAAACCCTTGTAGCTCCTGTAGCTCCTTCACCATAGAGGTAAATTCCTCTTTGGTGCGGGCCTCCATACCCAATATCTCTTGGACACGCTCCTGGATTCTGGTTTTATAGAACTCTGGGCTATGGGTCATAGCATCATATTTGGTAGCCTTTATGGATTCAATGGCTTCATCTATACCTCTACCAGCATTTTTCCATAGTGAACCATCACTGGCAGCCTGTATCAGGGTATCACCAAAAGGTTCATCCACCAATGGGTATTTACCTAATGTTTCTGCTACTCTACCACCTGCTATACGGTCAGCCATAGCTACATCTTTGGTAACTCCTTTCTCCATAGCCAACCTATCAGCCACTATATCATCCAGCAGGCTCCTGGTGGTAGCTGGTCCAGCTATGGCTCTCTCCAGCAGTTCCTCCTTCAATTCATACTTGGATAGGTTCAATGCCCTGAGCCAATCATCGGATACACCTCTGACCGCATCATCAATGGATTTGGTTAACCCTTGCATTACTGCGGTGGCTTCCTCATCACCTAGGAAGGAGATAAACATTTTACGGAAGTATTCTGAACGCTGGTGGAGACCTATTCTACCTGGCCAGTCAATAAAGAAGCGGCCAATGGGGCCACCACTGAGGATAGAACGCCACCTCTTTAGGTTCCTGGACATCCTCTCTACACCTAGGTAGCCTGGTGTTTCACCAGCCATTTCAATCCTAGGGACTTCAGTCATTATCTCCAAGGGTATATCCAAACCAGCAGTTAGCCGCTGGACACGGGCAGTAGGGTTTATCACCGAGGTAGGCTTACCACTTCTCAACAGGTTTAATGGGTTCCATGGCAACTGTCTGGCTAATAGTGGTTTTATCATACCTTCTAATATATTGCCAGGCCCATAGGCACTAAAGGCAAGGTACATCCGGGCTTGTGGGGTAACAAACCATCTATCTATGGTATTCCTCCAAACATTCATAGTGGTCCATTCAATCCTGGACCAGGTGGCTGCTATCCTGCCTGACATTTCAAGGTTGTGAGCGGCTACTGACTCTAATGTTTCCATATAAACATCCTGGCTATGTTTGAATACCTGAGCCAGCAGGTCAGCGGTGTTTCTGGCACTAGCCAATATGTCGTCTGAGGTGGATATACCAACCCTGAATAGGCGGTTAAGCTCCTTACCAGCCAGCTTCAAGGATGCTTTGGTTTCAGGTACACCCAATACCCTGAGCAGGAATGGGGCAGCAGCCTTCTTGGTTAATACCTGGCCGCCAACTCCTGAGATTTGACCATTAACCACAGAACTGACATTGAGTACCATTTCCTTGGTAACTTCTAGCTCTGTGCCCAACTTTTTGCCTAAGTTCTTAACCATAGTCTCATCTATGGTGTTGGTCCGCAGCAAGGCTCTACCAGCATCACCTGCCGGGCCCTTGAGGGCTGGATACCTCACCACAGCAGCCCTGGCTTTGAGTAACAGGTTCTTGGCCTGGTCTAATGGTATGCTTCTATACAACCTGCCATTGGTGGCTGCATGGAGGAACCTATTAACAGCCATCATATCCGCACCAGCAAAGTTCTTGGCAGCCTGGAAAGGAGTTTTATCTATCAGCTTGCCTGCATTTTTAATCCTATCAAATATAAGAACATCCCAGGACTTTAACCAGGCATTGTCAAACAGGTTGATGGCTGCACCCATTGGTTTAATGAGTCTTCCAAACTTGCCAGCCCTTCCAGCTATTGCAATTATACCTTTACCAACACCAAGTCCAGCATAGGTCAATGGGTCTACCATCCATTCAAATATGAGCCTATCAGCAAATCCTAACTCAGTATTGGCTAGGGCTTCACCTCCAGCGTGCCACCAATCATCGGTAGCTTTGGCTTCCCTATAGTTGGCCAGGAACTCCTTCTCATGCTTGGTCAGGTATTGTGGTTTCCATTTCTCCCAAGCCTCAGCACGCAGGCGGTATAGGAATCCTCCCCAAGGAGCTATCCATTGGTGGTATAGCTGGCCGAATATATCAAGGGCAGTGAGGGCTGGTTGAGCCACAGTTTGTAGCAGGTAGGCACCAATGCCCATTTCTGGTAGTTTGGCTTCCTCTAACCCCTGCACTACTGCTGCTTGGTTGGCTGATATGGCTTCCCAGTAGCCCTCTAACTCCCTGGTGTAGGCTTCTACATCCTCCAACTCTGCTGCCAATTCATCTGGCACTCCAGCTTCCTGCAATACACCAAGGGCTTCCTCCGCTGTGGATATGCCACTGGGTAATTGAGGTGGAGGAGCAGTAGCAGTTAAATCCTTGAGCATACCCTCAACTGTGAGGCGGGACAAGCCTGCTGGTGGTAGTGGTTCTGGCTGTTTAGCTAACTCAGCTATTATTTCGGTGTAGTTCTTACCTTTAATATCGGTATCTGGAGGCAACCCCAACACAGCAGAGGAGACATCATTAAATACCTGTTGTAAGTCAGGGTCATCCTTGCCAATTTCTTGGAATCTGGTTATTGGCTCACCTTCATCGTTGGTGAGGGTAAATAAGTCCTCATAGGAGGTTACTTTACCACTTTGGATGTAGCCTGCCAGACCTTCATACAGGGATTGGTAGGTTAAAATCCTTGATTTTTCCTTGGCTATTCCCTGCAAACGTTCTACATAGGAGTTGTATTGTGCCAATGCCTTTTCATACAATCCTGAAGCCCTGTAGTCCTGGCCAAAACCAGGAATATCTGGCCTACCTAACTTGTTGTAAAAGAACTCCGCTGCCTTTGTTATAATGGTAGGAGCGCCTATTTCCTGCATGAACTGCTGCCTGGCACGAATAGCAGACTCTAACTCCATCTCCTCACGGATTAGGGCTGATTCCTGCTCCTTCCAATTCAGATAGTCCCTGGCTTGACCTAACCGAGCTTCTGGTATCTCTCCAGCCTCTATAGATTGCCTTAACTCCTCTGTGCTGGCTAATCTTTGGAACTTACCTACCAACTCCTGCTTGGCTCTCAGCTTCATCAGCTCCAGGCTAGTGGCAGGAGTTTTTCCCCTCTCACCTAGTGGTATAGCCTGGTACTGCTGCTCTATCCGCTTGTTGACAGCCTCTAGCTGGCGGTTAAACTCATCCTGCAACTCTTGTGTAGGTGATACAAATTCTTTACCATCTGGCATTATAGCTCTCCTAATCCAGTTGGAGGCTGGGTAGCCTCACCTGGTAATACTTCTCTGGGTACGGCAGTTGTCTCAGCAGTAGGTTGAGGTCTAGGCTGTGAAGGGACTCCCAACTCTGCCTCTATGGAAGCAGCCAACTTTTCATAAATCCTGGCCGCATCTACATTATTGGCATCCCTGAGTCTCCTGGCGTGTTCCTTATATGCTATTATGGAATCGGCCATTATAGCCTTTGGATGCATGAAGGCATCCTCTTCCCTGACCTGGGCTTGGGCTTTGATGGCGTCTCTAATTTCAGGGAACATTCTATCCATTATCCAGCGTTCTGGTAGGCGGAAGTTAGGATTCAACATTCTGGCTATGGTGGCTCTTTGTACCATGTAGCCTGGTATTTGGATTTCAGCCTCTACGTTGAATTCAAACTCCTCTGGCAGGTTCTCAGGCTTTTGGAACTTATAAGGTTTGAACCCATTGGCATCCATCATGTGATACCAGTAGTTATCAATATCGGTTAGTAACCCTACATAACCATCCTTATAGGGAGTCAGCACTTGGAGGGCTGAGGAAGCTACATTAGCCATAGCCAGGTAGCTCAGTTGCTGTTGGAGGTTGCCATGCAATACCCATGGGAATAATCCTCTTTGTATCATATTGGAGTATTCAAACATGGCTGTCCTTAGCTCTACTGGTATGGCTGGTGGCTGCATGAACTCCACATCGTCATTGGGACCTAGGCGGAATATGGCTCCCCACTTATCAGCGTTCTCCTCAGTAACTATGGGAGTATCACCACTGGAGCGTTCCTTTATCCGGGCTTGGGCTGCATTGCGGGATGCCTGCTGGATAAAGCTGAGCATCCTATTGTATGTATCAGTCATTTGCTCATTGGTAGCTACTATAGCTTCACCAAAGTTTTTCTGCCAGTCCTTGTTTTTCATAATGGAACCTTCATCAGGGAGGCCACCTACTGGAGACATGAACACAGGTAGCATAGGCTCTCCTAGCTTTTGGATTAGGCGGTTGACGGCTATATCCTTTTCTGGCTCCTTAACATAGTCAGTACCTAGCACTATGGCATTGACCGCGTCACCATCATTATCGTAACCCCAATAGTTATAGAGGTTGATATTGTGGGTGAATGGACGCCTGACTTCCCAACCCATTAGCTTAACTTTGCGGTTGGCTTGGCCAGGACTAAGTGTATATATCCTGGCGACCTCTATCATACCCTCGCTGCCAAATTCTGGGTAGGCTTCCATAGGGTTCCATATTTCCGACCAGATGCTGTCATCTGTTACCATACTGAATACAGCGTACCAGCCTGTAGCTAACATATAGCCAATTAGCTTGGAATTAAAGCCTTGTTTACCTATCCTTCTATGACGCTTCTCCTCAGCAACCCAACGCTTGACAGTATAACCTTCCAAATAGCTGGTGGCTGCCACCTGCTCAGGAGCCAGGTCATCACTGGGTATCTTATGTGATACTATGCTGCTGGTGAGTAGGTGCTCTCCTAGGTTGTATCCAGTCCTTGGGTCATTGGATACTACTGACTCCATACCTTCCTGTTTCAACTTATCCTTCTGGTAGATAAGGTCATACCAGTCTCTAATCTTTTGGTCTCGGACTGACCAGTTGGATTTGAGTTTACCACATTTGCTGATTAAATCTTTGGCTGGTAGTGCCATAATTTACCTCCAAGCTGGGTGGCCAAATATCCTGACTGCCAGGTACATTGGGTACTTTCTCCAGTTCTTGACACCAAGGACGGTCATGGCCTCCAGAAATATATTATCTGCTTGCCTCCTGCTATAGTTGCCGTGATGCTGGTAGATATAATCATGGATAATCGCTGCCTTACCGTATTTGCCCCAAGGTGGTATTAGCCACCATAGAAAGCTGGGCACCGAGGCAAAATCAGTTATAAAGCCTACTGGCACTCTAACCTTCTCCCTACTATGCCTTGAGCCAACATGGTATGTGAATGGCCTCTCCAATTCCCACCTTCTACCATCTGGCATTGGGCTGACTAACAGTTCTGAGGTAAAGCTACTCATATTACCACCTCCAACCAGAGCGGCCAATGAAGCCTCTTTTTATTGGTTTAGGCTCCATACAGACCAACCCAATGGCAAAGGACATAAATACGTCATTGGGTCCTACTACCTCTACCTTATCTCCTATCAATCTATGGTTCCTGCATTGCTTGATAAATTCAATATCGTGGCACTCCAGGTCATATAGGTATTTGTTGGCTGTTTGGAGCATATACTCCTTGGTTCTAGGAGTGGTCTGCCAGCCAGGTTCTATGCTTTCCCTACCACTGATAATATCTTTCCTCATATAGATGGGACGGCGGTTCTTCAACAGTTCGGTTATAGCCAATCCATGGGCATTTGCTTCCCAACCAATCTCAGCACGGTTGTAATAATCGCTGGCTGCCACTGCCTTACGCACGGTAACTTCAGGGCTGTAGAGTCCTGCATCCCTGGCGCAATAGCGAGGCTTGTAGTTGCCATTCTCATCCTGAGTAAAAGTCAGCACCGTAATGGCTGATTGGGTTACCTTTGCCTGGCCTGGGTCAATGGCTACAAAATACTTCCTACCTGGCTCTGGCTGAAACCAGATATGAAGGTTATCCTTGCTATAGGGTGCTGGGTAACACTCATTGGCTATTCTATCCATAGCAGAAATATCAAAGTACATATCACCTGTAGCAAGGAAGCAACTGGAGTCATCCTCAGGGAATTCCTGCCTGAATAGGGTACGGGTCTCACCTTTCCTTCTAAGGCTCTCCATAACTCTATTCATCCAACGTCTCCAACGTATTTGGTCAAGGGTTAGGCCTTGATTAAATACTAGGGACTCTTCCTCACTATCTAAGGGGAATTCAGCTTTATCGGTTTCAGGTATTTCCCTAATCCGCCTATCACCCAACTGGATAGCATATTCAGGGTGCATAAACCATGGATAGAAATGGGCGGTGAATATGGATTTGCCCTGCTTGGCATCCACGTACCAATCGTGGAAGTCATTTTCCTCACCGTTAGGAGTGGAGAAGCTATCTACGGTACCTTCTGGCGGGACCCTGGCCATAGCTGGAGCTATAATCCTCTCAGTGGCTTCTGGGACATAAAAGGCGTGTTCATCCAGCAACAGGTGGTGGATTACCTCAGCCCTACCTGCTGTTTTACTCCTGGCACTGGCTATGTAGATGGAGCTGGTGCCAATCAGCTTATCACCTAGATAAAACCTGAAAGTCTTTTGGAAATCACTGTCGTGGTGGATAACAGGGAAGCCTGGAATGTTAAGGTTACTGAGATGGTTGTAGAAGAATGTTACCTTACCCAGCAGGCGTTGGGTGATGAAATCCTCATAAGCTACCAGCACAGTGTTGGTGCCTGGTGCTGTTAGGGTATCTACTAGCCTGGTAGCTATCCTTTCGGTGCTAAAGCCCACTGAGCTAGGTTTGACCCATATATCCATGCCAGTCTCAGTGGCAGCCACATCAGCCTGAATGGGATTATAGGCAAAAGGCACTATTTGGCGTTGCTTATTTTCAACCACCATTAAGGTTTCGTTGAACTTCCTCTTATCCGCAATCAGCTCACGGAAGGTTTGTTCTACATCTACGGCCAAGTTACTTTCTCCTGAATGGTTTACCTATTGGGCCTTTGCCTTTGCCTCTGCCTAATCCTCTACCAGCACCCTTGCTCCTGATTTTGCTGCCTGGGCATGGTCTAGCTTTCATTAACGTCTCCTTGATAGCTTTTTCAAGGTTAGAGCCAGCCTTGCTTGCCTGCCTCTTCTACCTGGAGCCTTAGCTTGCCTACGCAACCAGGAGTGGCTGATACCATCCCTTAGTGCTCCAGCCCTAGCTGCTGCCCTTCTCAGGGCTCCTGGTCTCTTTATGGCAGCCTTTATCCATTTCCTTGCCATTCTCCGCCTCCTCATACATTTCTATGTCATTGTAGGAAGGAAAGTATAAATTATCATAATCGCTGCAACCACATCCTGGGCAACAGCCCAACTTTGACAGATAAACCCGGCGACACAACCTACAAACCTTCACCTTCTCACCCTTGGCTGGTATCGCTGACCTCTTAATCCTATACGGCTGACCTGGGCTTTGAGGGCATTTCTCCTACCTGCCGCTGCCTGCCTTGGTGTGGCTTTAACTCCCTTTGCCATCTATCTCTCCAGTATTTTGGTAACTTTACCATTTAACTTTTTCATTAGTATAGCCAACTCAGTGGTGGCTGCGGTATTCTTATCTCTGGATTCAGTCTCCTTATCTTTGGATACAATTAAATCCTTAGTTATGTCTCTCCATCGCTTCTCTGTATCCCTTCTATCACGCCTATACATCAGGAATATGACAATACCAAGGACTCCGCCCACACCTAAACTAACTAGGCTTTTTAATACTTCCAACTCTGACATTATTACTCTCCCAGTCTTGAACTAGCCTTATGCGGCCGCAACCTGAACACTTATATAGTTTCACGTTACCTTTATCGTAACTAACTTTCATAGGTACTAAGCAATTTGGGCAGTTAACCTTATCCGACATTGCCCTGCTCCTTTTCAAGCCTTATGGTTAATACTGTGCGGGTAAAGTCAAAGGCTTCTGTCTTGGCTTCTCCGTTGCCACCAATTATCTGCCTTATCATGGCAAACTGTTGTGGAGTATAGAACTTCCTGATGAGTTTGAGGTAGTCCTCTTCCTTATCAGTTAGCTGTTCTCCAGAGGCATCTTTGAATAGGATTTCAAAGTCCTTAGCAAGTACCAGGCGGAAGTTGCGGGTAAACTCTATGTCAATTAGGTGGTCAGCTAACTCCCTACGCAGACTGGTGGAGGCTTTGGCTTCTAACTCCACAAATACTGGGTCATCCTCACGCCAGCGGTGGACAGACTTGAGGTGTATCTTGGCCAGCTTAACGGCTTCCATTGTGGAGAAGCCAGCTATAATGTAGCTGAGGTAGCGGGCTTTCTTTCCACCATCGCTGTAGTAAGGTATTAACGAGTGGGCTATGGATTCGGTTGCTGTCAGTTCTTCTGGCATAACTGTCCTCTCATTGTCTATTATAGCACAGTCGCTGTTTTATGTCAAGTTGAAGCTGAATAGAACACTTGTGCTAATATATTTATTGCGATATAATACTATATTATGTACAGTAGTATATTGACAAACGGACTACCTTATGTTATAATATATGTAGGAGAGTGAGAAATGGCTACTGGTTGGGGATACTATATGCAAGGTAGCGACCAGATAATGGAGATAGATGAGCTAGGTAGTAACCTGTCTGTAGCTATACATTGTCCTGTGCATTATCCGGCATTTGGCAAGCACCTGTTTGAGTGTCAGTGTGGGGTGATATTCCCAGTCTATTTGGTTAAGGGTGGCAATTGGGAGCTGATTGTAAGGAAGCATGAGGAGGAAAGGAGGTATAGCCTTGTCTAATGTTAGAGCATTGTTTAAGTTCGCTCCCAACCCTTACGGTGGTAAGGAGGTAGATACCACAAGCAATTCAGGCGCATGGAGTGGGTTAAGTCCGTTTATACTTGGCGCTGAGAAATATGGGGCAAGGAGATTTGAAAACCTTTGGCAGTTTAGTAAAGTATACCCAGACCAGGTTAGTAGCAATGGTGAGCCTACACAGGATTGGTATATTTGGAGATATAAAGGATTTACAGACACCAGAGCCCATAGGTATCCAAAGGGTAAAGGAGCAATACCACTCTACTCATATTGGAATGGTAATAAGTTACGTTATATAGAAGCTAGGAAAACTATCTATATACCAATATATGCTGAATTAGTACAAACCACACCATCATTTAGTAGGTTAAAATGGCTACATGAACAAGGATTTGATTTGGTATTAAGGGATTATGACGCATACGACCATACATTACTTGGCATGACATTAAGGGATGTAGCTAACAACCCAAACAAAAAATGTGGTCATGCCTTTGTGCTATGTATGATATTAACAGGACAGCTAGAGGAGTGCTTATTTTGACAATCCCAAACGTAACCATGCGTTGGTGCCAAAACAAGGCTGAGTGTAAATGGTGCCAGCAACCTATAGAACCAGGACAGCCCTTAGTGGCTGTTTTATTCTGGAATAAGGGTAGTGATGGAAGGCGTTGGAATACACAACAATGCTACCACCCAGATTGCTGGGTAGAGCAAGGGCTGGATTACCTTAAACGCAATCCTTATGTGCCGTACAGGCAGGGTAGGAAGGGCAACACGGAGCTGTCGGTGGAGGATAAAAGGAAACGTTTTCTGTTGGTTAGGAGATTTCATGCGCTGGAGCAGAGGCGTAAAAGTGTTAGGGCTGAGTTTCCAGATAGGCTGCTGGTGGAGAGTAGGTTGACCAAGCAAATGGCTGAGGTAATGCTGGATGTAGCCAGGTTAGGAGGAGTACCTAAATCATGGGTAGAGAAACTATAAAACCTTATTATCTACCAATGGATGTAGCCTACGCCGACCCACCATACATAGGTCAGGCAAAGAAACATTATGGTTCGGAGGAAGTTGACCATAAGGTGTTAATACGACAGCTAATGGAGTATGATGGTTGGGCACTATCTTGTAGCTCTCCATCATTAAAATACATACTATCACTATGCCCAGATAATGTAAGGATTGGTGCTTGGGTAAAACCATTCTGTGTATTTAAGGTTGGTGTCAATCCTGCGTATGCCTGGGAGCCTGTTATATTTGTACCCGCCAGGAAGAAGGTCAGATACGAGCCAACGGTAAGGGATTGGGTTAGTGAGGTAATAACATTGAAAAGAGATTTGGTAGGAGCAAAACCTGAAAAGTTTGCCTTTTGGTTATTTGACATTTTAGCCATGTGGACATGTGATAGATTTCACGATATATTTCCTGGAACTGGGGCGGTTACCAATGCATGGATAAAATGGAGAGAACAACGATTGGAGAGATTATGACTAAACGGCCCAATGACTATCAACACTACCTGGCTGGGGGTAGCTGGAAATGTCCTGCTGCTCCGGTGAATCCTAATATACCGCTACAGGTAAAGCATAATTGTGGTGCACATCATTGGAAGGAGTTAACCCAGTCTGAGGCATTGTCAGGTAAATTTTACTGCATCCACTGTTTTGATGTCAGGCAGTTCCCAACCAACTGGAGCCAACTCAGTTGTACCAATACCATAGCGGAGGTTGAGGATGCTACGGATGATATAGGAGCCCAAAAACTATAAAAATTGGAAATTTGCGAGTAAGTCAGTGGAATTACCCACCACAAAACTGAGGAGAATTGGTGGGCAGGTTGATGGAACCATAAAAATGTGGAAAATTAAAAATTTGCGAGAATGGAGGCACATTATGACCAGACTTGAAATCCTCAGAACTCTTTACCAAACAGGATTTATTCTCCAACTTGGACATCGGGCTTACAGCCTCCACCCACTACATTGGGTTGGCAGGCTTTACCTCAGATGGATTTACAGGAAACCAGAAAACAGGAAAAATTAAAAATTTGCGAGTGGGGATAGGTAACAGTTTACCTATCTGAAAAAGGGCTGACCCGTACCTCAAGGCTGGCAACATTATGTAAAGTTAATTGCTGGCTGGAAGTGGCTCCAATGATAACATTATGTAAAGTGAGGTCGTATAGTCAGCATACCAGCAAAAACTTTATGAAAATAGCAATGTTATGTTAAGCTAGGTACTTGACAAGTATTGTACCCTGTGCTACACTTATAATGTAGCTGTGAAGTGGTAACAGCATAGCACTTTAACAATCCAGCTAGTAAGCCTTCATAAAGCTGAATGCTGGAAATACAAACAGTCTATCACTCCTAGGAGTGCTTAAACTCCAAATAAAATGAAGGAGTATAGTAATGTTAGGAGTGAAGCCGCAAGCATATATTGTAGGTTACATTGAGTCTAGGATAGAGCTTTATGAGCGATTACAAAGAGACCTGCCTAATCAATCAAATGAAATTAGGGGCATAATACTAGAGCTAAAAGCAATCCTACGGCACATCACAGGGGCTTAAGTGCCCCTAGGAGTGATAGACAAAAGGAGCTAAACAATAATGACTGATATAAAGGAGCTATCAGCAAAGCTGGCAGAAGCTATCGCCAACAACGATGTGGCTGCTATTGAAGCCTTGAGTGCAGAGGTAGTGAAGTCAAAAACTGAGCGGCACAAGGCCGAGATAGAGCGGGAGCGCAAAGAGCAAGAGGCGTTAGCTGGCAAGCGTGAAGCACTTACCAAGACCATCAATGAAGCGGTCAAGGGACTCAACCTTGACAAAGCTATTGCTGATATGAGGGCCAAGGGCTTCACTTACACCATCAACCACACCGAAGACGACAAGGGGCGTATTGACCCTAATGGCACAGTCAAGGTAACTGGTGGTGTAGGATTGCTGATACCAGCTATCAAGGCCCATAAGACTGGCGGTGCTGGTGGAGGCGGTGGCAAGACCAAGGATGAGTTCGGTATGAGCTTATCCGAGGTGTTTGAAAGATTCGCCACCGCTGAGGACAGGAAACGGCTAGCCGAAGCCGAGGCCAAGGATGCAGCTATCAAGGCCCAGACTGGTAAGTCCAACAGTGTTAACGCCTATAACGTGAAGCAAGCTGTTAAGAAGGCTGCATTGGCCGCAGGGTTACTGGCCCCAGCTAAGTAACCACAAGGTAAGAGGTAGGATTAGTTGCCGTCCTACCTCTTATTTTATGCCCGAAACCAGGTGCGCTTTTATGGTGGATAGGCGGACATTACCTGGACTTTGGTCGTATAGGTAGAGGACAAAAGGTTGCTACTTTACATAATGTTAGCTTTACATAAGCTGATTGACATAATGTAGCTATTGACAATTGCAACACCTTGTGATATAATGTAGGTAGCATAGTGAAAGGGAGGTTAACAATGAAGTGTAAGAAGAAATGTGCCTACAACCACAACGGACAGTGTTGGTGTAGCTCGGTTAAAAAGGTGCCAGCACCAGGACAACCTTGTAAACACTGGTGCCGGCCATAGCATAATGGACGACCAACATACAGTTTATATCCTGCACTTTGACCGCCCGTATTGGTATGGCAAGAATAATGCAGGTTGCCAGCACTATGTAGGTTACACAAAGGACTTAGAGGCAAGGTTGGCCAAGCATAGGGCTGGTAATGGTAGCAAACTATGCAGGTATGCAATCAGCAAAGGTATTCAATTCAGCCTGGTTCATGTGGAGCATTACTCCAGCCAATCCGAGGCGAGACGTAGAGAGACCCAAATCAAAAGGCGTGGTGGAGGTGGTAAGTTATGCCCTATATGCCAACATCCAGGATTGGACTTCAAGGATATTATAGCTACGGAGGTGGAGCATGAATGTTAGGGATACTATCCTATACGTCAGCACACCTAAATCCAGCGTGAGGATTATACCAGCACATAATAGCACCAAACGGCCATGGAGACTGGCTGATGGTATGAGGCATCCAGTCAAGATTATTAAACCTGGAGTAAAGCATGAAACTGCCAAATGAGATTGAACCTAGCCTGGAAGACCTGATATTCACCGCCCTCTGTATGCTCATAGGTGAGGAAGGTATAGAGTTCTGTTACTACGAGCAGGATGAGGACTGGTGGGAATTGAGGCTACTAACTAGAATAAATTAGGAAAGGAGGTAACACTAATGTCGGGACAAAACATCCTAGCCAAAGCCGCAGCTACCATTGAAATGGCTCCATGCCAATTCAAGACCGGCTCCACTGGCTATCGTGGCCAGGGCAAGGTCATTGAGGATGGAGCCAAGTACCAAGTCCAGGTCATAGCTGTCAAGGTTGGTAGCAAACCTAATTCCAAGTAAAGGAGAAAGGAGGTAGGCTATTGATAGAGAAAACCCAACCGTCCAGCAGTTGGAACCTACCACCCACACCTAAACAGGTAAGAGCCATAACCAAGCTCTGTGCCCAACTAGGTTACCAGCAACCTCACGAGGAGAAGGTTAAAACCAGATGGGAGGCTAGGAACCTGCTAGCTGGATTAAGAGAGGAAAGGAAAAGGAGGCAATCCGAATGAAACCTCTGGGTGAACTGATGAGAGAGTTGCCAGATGAACTATCAGAGGAAGGGACT